CTGTTTTACCGCGCTGATCTCGGAAGCTGGTTCCCCATCGCGCCTCTCGAATTGACGGACGAAAGCCCGCTGCCCGCCGAGTTTGACGACCTTCTCGTGGCGGGCACCGCGATCCGCCTGACTGCGCTCGACGAAATCAGCCCGCAGAGCGGCACCATGTTCATCTATGACCGGCTGCTCAAGCGGTGCAGCCAGCGGTATCGCCAGCCCGCCAACCAGCCCTACGACAGCCTCGCTATGACGCCTTCAATGCAGCCCTATGATGGGCGGGGTCAGGATGGTCGGCTATGGTGAGCCTTCCGCTTGCAACCTCTGATTGGCGGCGCAGTGTAGCGCAATCCACGCCGATCAAGTTGCTGAACCGCTATTTCGAGCAGAACCCTGCCAACCAAGTCGATCAGGTTTCGCTCCTGACGCGACCGGGCTTGAAGCGTTGGCTGGAAGTCGGCACCGGTCCAATCCGTGGCATCTACAGCCAGCCGGGTAGCTTCTCGAACGCGCTGTTCGTCATTTCGGGTGAAGAACTCTACCGCATCGACACGAACAATGTAGCCACGCTGCTCGGGGATGGTTTCTTCGCGGGCCGTCCTCGCGCGTTCGCGTCCATGTCGGCCACCGCAGCGATCGGCAGCACTCCGGCGATGCTTTTCATCGCGGACGGCCAGACGCTCTGGCTGTATCTGGAAGATGGGTTCGCCACGGGCGTCCTGTCCTCGACTGGCGCAATCGTCAACGGCGATCAGGTTCGCATTGGCGACACATATTATCAGTGGACAAGCGGCAGCGTCAACAGCGGCACTCCCGCTGGCACTTCGGGCGCACCTTGGCTTGTGGCGCTCGGCGGTTCCAACGCTGTCGCCTTCGACAATATGCGGCTCGCCATCAATGCCGAGGGCACACCGGGCACGACCTACAGCACGGCTCTCGTGGCGCATCCGACTGTGTTCTGCCGCTCGACCACCGCGACTAGCTTGGTTGTGCAGGCCAATGATGCGGGTGCGGCCAGCAACGCGATTGTGACGACCGAGACAGGCGCGAATATCGCATGGGGCGCCGCGACGCTCGAAGATGGCGGCACCGACAGCCTTACCCCTGTTGCGGTTCCCGACGACCTCCCAGCGGTCAGCGTGGGGTTCATCGCGGGCTACACGATCGTCGTAATCGGTTCGGCCCCGACAGGCTTTGCTGGCCGGTTCTTCTGGATCGAACCTGGCGAGACTTTCATCCGCCCGCTCAACTTTGCCACCGCCGAGCGCAGCCCCGACCCGCTCTCGAGCGTTCGGGTGATTGGCGACCAGTTTTGGCTGTTCGGCACCAGCACCACGGAAATCTGGTATCCGACCGGAAACTTCGAGGTGCCGTTTGCGCGTATCCAAGGCCAGTTGTTTGACCGCGGGATTGTCGAAGGCACCGATGTTCAGATCAAGGACAGCGTGGTGGTTGTCGATACTGACGGCGTGGTGTATATGCTGCGCGGTGGCCAGCCGCAGCGGGTTTCCGATCACAGCATCGAGCAGCGCATCAGGGATGCCTTGCGGCTCCAGAAGGTTCTAGAAGGATAAACCAATGGCGATCATTTGGGCAGATTTTCCGAGCGCGCAGACGGGGCTTTATGGCACCGACCGGAACCTTATGCTCAACGGCATTTGGGCGGGCTTTGAGGGTGCTGCTCCTGAATATGTGACTATTCAAAACGACCCTGACCCTGCAATTGGTGCGGCAGGACGCGTTTTGCGAACCCGCAACGCAAACTTCACTGTATCAGGCGCGCGGTTCGCCTTGCCCGCTGGCCCGACCGAAACGGTTGGCGTCGGCGCGCGCCTCTGGCTTAGTGAATTGCCGTCAGGGAATTGGAGTTCATCGGGAGGGCCGCTGATCGAGTTTCGCACCAGCGGGAACATTACAATCGCGGCCCTGACCGTCTTGGCCAACGGAGCGATCGCGTTGGCGACTAATGCCACAGGCGGCACGACGCTTGGCTCGACCGCTGGCCCTGTGGTTGTGGCCAACGCCTACAACCACGTCGAGGTCAAATTCAAGCGCAGCGCCACCGTGGGCGAGTGCGAGGTTCGGGTAAACGGCAGCGCCGTTTTGACCCTAACCGGCCTCGCGCTCGGGTCGTTGAACCCCGCAATTCTTTCCCTTGGGTCGAACAGTCGCCCTGGCGTTACGACCGACTGTATTGCGTCTTGGAAGGATATTGTGTTCTGGGATACCACGACCAGCTTCGGGAACGATTTCCAAGGCTCGGTGTCGGTGCGCGACCTTATCCCCGATGGCGATGCGGCGCTCAACTGGACGCCTTCGACCGGCTCGACCGGCTTCCCGATCCTCGACAACTCGCCGCCGAACGACGCGGAGTATATCTCCGCCGGCGACCCGCCGCCCGATCCTGCGCGCTTCACGCTCACGAACCTGCCTGACGATGTGACCACGGTGCGCGCTCTCCTGCCTATCCTGCGCGCTCGCAAGACGGATGGCGGCGACTGCAACATCCAGATGGGCCTCTCGCCGGATAACGTCGATTGGACGGTTGGCGCAGATCGCCCGATGACCACCGCGTTCACCTACTGGTGGGATGTGTCCCCGACCTCACCCGACACGCTGGTTGCGTGGACGCCGAGTGAGGTCAACGGCGCGCAGGTGCGCGTGGATCGCACGTTGTGACCGACGCACAAGGCTCTCAACTCCGTGTTCGCTCTCTTGGCGAAGGAACGGACGCGCAAGCCTCGACGCTCGACGTTCGGGCCATCTACAACTTCCCCTCGGAACAGGGCGACGTTTCCAAGGTCAGCGTTCGGTCGTTCGACGAAGGCGCTCCGGTGGCGCAGGTGCCGCAGCTTTTCGTGCGCGCCATCTACAATGGCCGACCGGACAACCGCACCTCGCGCGCGTGGAACTTCTCGCTCGACGGGCACGAAATGTATGTCCTGCGCCTTGGCGAAGAACGCTCGCTGATCTTCGACCAGTTGACAGGCCAATGGGCGCAGTGGGCCAACGCCGACCGCCCGACTTTCCGAGCGCACCTAGGACAGAACTGGATTGGCATGGGACGGGTGAACTATTTGAGCGGCGCATCGACGCAGGTTGTTGGCGCCGACGATACTCTCGGTGTTCTGTGGACGCTCGACCCCGAGCAGGGCTACGATGAAGAAGCCGTTGCACCGGAAGAAGGCGCGTTGCCGGAGCGCGTCTATTTCGAGCGCATCGTCACGGGCGGCCTGCCGATGCGCGGTCGCCCGTCGCCGCGCCTGAACGCGGTATTCGCCACGATCGCCAACGGCTCGCCCGAGTTTGAGACGGCGGCGATTACGCTGCGCACCAGCGGCGATAGCGGCAATACTTGGTTCGACCACGGCACCGTCACGATCCAGCCGAGTGAGTTCGCGCAGGAAATCCATTGGCGCTCTCTCGGCCTCGTCAAAGCACCTGGCCGCATCTTCGAGTTCTCCGACACGGGCGCGACGGTTCGCATCGATGGGGTTGACCTGAACATCGACCTTGAGGGCCGTTCCTGATGGCACTTCCTCCCCGCCAGCGCGTCACGCCGCTGAATTGGCAAACGCCGATGGTCGATCCGGCGACGGGCTACCCCACGCCGCAGTTCATCCGCCTCTGGCAGCAGCTTTTTGGCAACGAGGAAGGCACTTCGGCAGAGGCTTCGACGGCCCTGACCGACGCCGAAGCCGCCCTCGCCGCTGCGGAAGCCTTGGAAGCGCGGAACATCAATACAGGCTTTGGTCTGTCGGGCGGAGGCAACCTTACTGCCGACCGAACGCTTTCGCTCGGCAATCCGGCGCTGACCGACCCGAACGCGGATCGCGGCCTATTCTGGGACGACAGCGCAGGCAAGTTGGATTGGCTGACCTTTGGCACGGGGCTTACAGTCACCGGAACCACGCTGGAAGCCAGCGGCGGGGGTGGGGGCGGTGGCTCGTCTGATCGTCTTTTGCCAATACTTACTTTGGCGCCTTCTTTTAACGGGGGGCCAAATATTAACTCGACGCAAATGACCTTTGTAAGCGGTTACGCCTCGAACGCCAACCCGATAACAGGGATCGCGGTTCCGATCACCTTAACAAGTGGCGCGGTGTCCCTAGCACCCTGTATCTATAACGGCGGTTCTTCTTTGCTGACCGCAGTGAGTAGCTTACCTCTCGTGGCTTCTGGCCCTTCCGTTCTGTTGACCGCAGGGGCCGTAAACTCAATCCCGTTTTCGGCCCCTTTTGTCCCGATAGTTGGTAATTTCTACTACATTGGGTTTTGTGCAACAGGGGGCAGCAATTGGACTTGCTCGGAAAGCCAAACGAGCCGGCGTTTTTGGTTCGCAGGGGGGACGTTTAATCCTCCGCCGGCTACGTCTCCCGCTGGGTTCACCTCGTTCGCAAACAACGGCTTGACTTGGTGGACATACTAATGATCGACCAAGCCCTTCTCGACGCGCGGCTCGACGAACCGGATGCGCAAGGCATGGTCATGCCCGACTTCAACAGCGCCGAATGGCTGGCAGACGAAACAAATCTGTTGTTGACCGAAAACGGGAATGACATTGTGATGCTTGAAGGCTATGGGGAAGGTGTGTATAACGTCCACTGGTTGCTGGCTTCTCGCGGCAAAAAAGCACTTGCTTCCGCAGAGAGACTCCTTCGCCGCGCCTTTGTCCAACACGGAGCCACACTGGTTTTTGGTTGGACACCCGTTCACTTGCGGGCTGCGCGCTGGTTCAACCGAAAGATCGGCGGCAAATCGTTAGGGGTACGGGGAACCGATTGGGGGCCAATGGAGGGCTTCTCCATGACCCGCGAACAATTTGAGGCCCGATATGTCCTTTCTGACAGGTAAGCGCGCAAAGAACAAAGCCTACCAGTGGCTCCAGTCGTCCTTCGGCCCGCTCGCGCAGCAGCAGGGTCAGATGGGCCAGCAGTTCCTCGGCGCTTACCAAGGCGCGCTGGGGCTTGGCGACGACGAGCAGTTCAACACTGGCTTCGACCGCTTCAAGCGTTCGTCGGGCTATCAGAACGTCCTGAACGAAACCATGCGCGGTGTGACTGGCAGCATGGCGGCCCGTGGCCTTCTGGCTTCCGGCTCGACCTTGCGCGCCTTGCAGGATCGCTCCAGCCAACTCGCGCAGCAGACCTATGGCAACTATCTCGGGCAGGTTCTCGGCGGCGCGCAGACCGCGTTCGGGGCTTCGCAGGGCTATGCCAATACCATCGCAGGCGCGGGCCAGGTTGGCGGCACCCAAGGCGCTCTCAGTGGTATCGGCGCTCTTGGCCAAGGGATCGGCGGTTTTGCTTCGGTGTTTCGATCGGATCGGCGTCTCAAGGATGATATCAAGCAGGTCGGCACCCGCGCGGACGGCCTCGGCATCTATGAATACACGATGCGGCATACCGGCGAACGCCAGATCGGCGTGATGGCGGATGAAGTGGCGCAGCTTCGCCCCGAAGCCCTTGGCCCTGTGGTCGAAGGCTACGCCACCGTTCGCTACGACTTGCTGTAGGAGCGCCCGATGAGCGGATATCAGAACGCGCTGGCCGCTACCCTCGCACCGCAGGCAATGGGCCAGCAGGCGAACGTGCTTGCCTCGGTGATGCGTCCTGCGCAGAACCAGACCCAGCAGACCTCGCAGGAACCGCCGAAGCGCAAGCGTAGCTTTGCCGAAGTGGCTGGCCGGATCGGGGACGTTCTCGCCATCATGGGCGGGCGTGAACCGATTTATGATGCTTTCGCACGGCGCGAACTGGCTGACGCACAGGCGCAGGAGCAGCGTGAAGTGCTGGTCGAGTTCGCTGGTGGCGCGCAGACCCCGCAGGACGTTGCGCGGGCCATCGCGCGCGGCATTGACCCGAGCGCCCTGAAAGCCTTGCAGCGCCAATCTGCCAGCGGTGGTGCGGGGCCTGCGAGCATCCAAGAAATCGAATATCTGAACAACCCGAACATCCCGCTGGAGCAGCGTCAGCAGTTGGCGCAGTTCATCAACAATCGGGACGCGGGGCGCGCGGTTATTGGCTCGGCTGACACCGGCTTCTACACCTCGCCCGTGTTCTCCCCGATCGCGGTGCCGGGTCAGGTCATGGCGCAGCCCGCACAATCTGCTCCGCCCGCACCCACGCAGGCCGAACCAGCGGCACAGGCGGGCAACGTGTTCTCGATGCCTGACTTGCAGCGCGTGGCCCGTAGCTTCCCGACCGCCGAAGCCATGATGGGGTGGATGCAGCGCAACAGCGTTGTCGTTCGCGTGTCCAGTCCGCAGGAAGCAGCAAATCTGCCGCGGGGGACGATCATTGAAATCCCTGGCGGTCAGCGAAAGGTAGTGCCCTGATGCAACAGCAAGACCCTTGGGCCGCTTTCCCTGATGCGCCGGGTTCCGCACCCGCGCCGCGTCAGCCCGCTCCTGTAAATCAGCAAGCCCCGCGCGCGCCCGTTCAGCTTTTGCCGCCGCTTCCGAACCCGCGCAAGGACGCGGCGGAACAGCGCGCCGCTGCCGCGCAGGCTCGTGCTGATGCCGCCGAACAGCGCGCGGCGCAGACCGCTGCGTTCAATCAGGAAGCCACGCTGCGCCGCCTCTCTTTGGCGGAGCAGGAAGCCGCGCGCAAAGCCGCGAAGGACGGCGAAGCGCCTGAGGACATTACCGCCCGCATCGGCACCAAGAAGGATCGGCTCGACCGCGCCGAAAGCCTTCTCGGGGTTCTGGCGGATGTGCGCCGCTTGGCCCGTGAACCGCTCACCACTGGCCGTATCGCGGGCGGGGTCAACGCCACGCCGGTTGTTGGCGCGCTGCTCGGCCAGAGCCGCACCGACCTCGAAGGCTCGCTCGCATCGCTTGAAGGCGATATCATCCAGCAGATTGCCGGTGAAATGGCCGACGCCAACCAAGGCGGGGTGAGCAAGCTGCTCGACAATCCCGAGGAACAGCGCCGCGCCATTTCGGCCATCGCTAACCTCGACCCGAACCAGTCCCCCGAGCAGTTTCTCAAGGGGCTGGATCGCGCCGAGAATTTCCTGCGCCGTCGTCGCGATACCCTGCGCGGTGAACTCGGGCCTGAAACCCAAGCACAGGCTGGAACCGCCCCGCCGCCCGAGCGCACCGACTTCACCGTTGGCGGTTTCACGCCGAAGGTGCGCGACCTGTCCGGTTCTGACCCTGACAGCAAGATCGAGTTCGAGGCCAACCTGTCGGAAATGCTGCGCCGCGGTGCCAGCGCCGAGCAGGCGAGCGCGTGGGCGCAAGCCGTTGGCCGTCCGATTGTCAACCCGCGCGAGTTGCAGCAGGCGGTAGAGGCATACCGTGCGGGCTACACCGGCCCGATCAATGAATACCAGCGCGACGGGGCGACCATCGGGCAGGCCAGCATTGGCGCGGCCTTTCGCGGCGCGAGTGACGCGGGCCTTCTGAATTTCGCTGACGAAGCCACCGCGCTTGTCCGGTCGGCGGTTGACCCGAACATGACCTACGCGCAGGCATGGGAAGCCGAGCAGGCTTCTCGCGCTCTCGATAACGCTGGTGCGCGGGATATAGGCCAGATCGCGGGCGTTGCGGCCACTCTGCCGATTTCGCTCGGGGCGCGGCTTCTCCAAGCCCCGACGCTCACCGGCCAAGCACTCCGCGGTGCGGGCGTGGGTGCGGTGACAAACGCGGCGGCGGGCATTGGCGCGGCTCCGATGGGCGACCGCTTCCAGACCGTAGGCACCGACTTGGCTATCGGCGGCGTGACGGGCGGCGCGGTTCCGGTTGGCTTGCGCCTCGGCTCCGCAGCGGGCGGCGCGGTGCGCAACTTCCTGCCTGGTGGCGCTGATCGCCAAGCCGCCGAAGCCCTTTCCGAATTGCAGATCACGCCGGATGTGCTGCGCCAGCGCGCCGCCGAGTTCGTGCGCATCAACGGTCGCCCGCCGCGCATCGCGGAGTTGCTCGACCCCGATCAGGCCGCGCGTTTGCAGCGCAACCTCGCGCCCGCCGATGATGCGGTGGCCCGTGCGGTTGCCGAAGCCGAGGCCGCGCAGCGGGGGCTGCCGACCACCCTTTCGGGCCGGATCGCGGAAGGTGGCCCGATTGAAGGCGTGGCCGCAGCCGAACTGCGCACCCGCCAACAGGGCGACATTGACTTTGGCGAAGTGCGCGATGTGCAGGCTCCGCTCGGGCCGCAGGCGCAGATGTATTTCATGGAAGCGATTTTGCCCAACGCTGGCCTTTCGCCGCTCGGGCAAGCACAGGCTCGTGAGGCAATCGAGAACGGTTCGATCAGTCTCGGCCTCATGGATATCATGCGGAAGAACCTGCGCGCCCGCAGCACCCGCAATCCGGGCGAAGGCTTCGATGCTTTGGCCGATGAAGTGCAGCATTTCATGGCCGAGATCGACCCGCGCGCCGCCGAAGCCATTGACCGCTACGCCCGCAACGCTGTTCGCTCGGAAGCCGTTGACCTAGGTCAGACCGCCGTGCGCCCGACCGAAGGGGTCAACTTCCCCGAGCAAGTTGCGTCGATGCGTTACAGCGGCCCGAACGCCACGCGCGATGTGTCGGGCGAGATCACCGAGGGTCTGTCGCTTGGCGCGCGTTCGGCGGCGTATCGGGATGCGCTTGCCAATCCCGCCAGCGCCTACCGCCTGATGCGCCAACTCGACGAAAGCCCCGCGTTGGCGCAAGACCTCCGGCTCGCCCTTGGCGACGCAGAGGCCACCCGCTTGATCGAGTTCGCGCAGACGCAGCGCCGCGCCGTGGACAGCCTTTCGGCGCTCTCCGGCACTCCGGCCAACCAAGTCGCCTCGCAGTTGGACGACGCCAAGGCGATCGTGGACAGCGTGGTTGCTGGCGGGCGCGGTGCGGGCGGCGCGATGGTGTCGGGCATGGCGCAGCGGTTTGCGCGCCAGCTTGGCTTGGGTCAGGGGCCGGCGCGCCGCTTGGCGGAAAAACTGTTCGAGCCTGGGCAGTTCGAAGCCACCGTCCGCGCGCTGGAAAAGCGTTCGGGTAAGCGCGATCGCGCGCGGGTCGAAGAAATCATCCGCGATCAGATTATCCGCAACTTCTCGCAAAACGACGAGCGGCAAATGACGACCGCGCGCGAGTCCTATCGTCAGCAACTTGAACGTTAAGGAGAAAGCCAATGCCACCTGATCCGCCGCCCGTCCCGACCCCCACCCCGACGCCAACGCCGACCCCGACGCCAACGCCGACCCCCAAACCGACCAAGGATGGATAGGTTCTCGTCATGATGACTCTGTGGACGCTTTGCCTGCTTGCGCTCGCCTTTCTCGTGAAGGGCAGTGCGATGTGGCGCGCTTGGGCCACCTTGCTCGCGGCTTCGATCGCGGGCAAAGCGTTCCCTGACCCAACCATGTGGGTTCTGATCGACCTTACCGCGGCAGCAATTGTGATATTTCCGCCACGTAAAGGTTTTCAGAAGGCCATCGCTGCCCTGTTTGGTGCTATGCTGTTCCTCGAACTTGGCTGGCTGCTCTCCCAACGTATGAACGTGGAGTATGTTGTCAGCGCGGGTTCTTTCTTCGGCTGGCTGCAACTCGTGGCCTTACTGATGTGGGGCCTCGATGAACGGTTTGGATTTCGCAGTATCCATGATTGGGTTCTTGGGCCTGATTTGGTTGGCCCAGGAATTGCTCAAAAATGATGCAGGGGATCGGCCAAAAGATCGTGGAGTGGGCGGCGGTAGCCGCCCTCGTTGGCGTGATAGGGTATCTTATCGGGAACAACGACGCGATGATGATGAAAGCCGCGGTTGACCGCCAGTCCGAAGCGTTCGCCCGCCATGAACGTGAAATATTGGCGCTGGAAGCCCGTATCGCGGTTCTGGAGCCACGTGTCGAACGGCTTGTGACGCTTTCCGAAATGGAACGAGAACAAAGGAGGCTGGCTAAATGACTGACCCCCGCAAGCCCATTTTCGATGCCATCCGCGCAGCGCGGGGCAAAGGCTTCGACACGATGGAAGTCGGCGCAATCGACAACCTGCTCGACGCGCTCGGTGTCCCGCGCGAGGCTCCCGCTGGCCTCAAGACCAGCGCCAAGGGCATTGATCTGATCCATTCGTTTGAGGGCTGCGAGAAGAAGCGCGCAGACGGCAAGATTGAAGCCTACCCCGATCCCGGCTCCGGCGGCGAGCCTTGGACAATCGGCTGGGGTTCGACTGGCGACGACCCGTTCAATGGTGGGCGCATCCGCAAGGGGACGGTGTGGACGCAGGCGCAATGCGACGAGCGGTTCGTGAAGCACCTCGCGCAGTTCGAGAAGGCAGTGCGCGAGGCCGTTGGCCCGGCCAAGACTTCGCAGAACCAGTTCGACGCGCTGGTCAGCTTCACCTACAACCTTGGCGCGGGGAACCTCAACAGTTCGACCCTGCTCAAGAAGCACAAGGCGGGTGACTACGCTGGCGCGGCCAATGAGTTCGCGCGCTGGAACAAGGCCGCTGGAAAAGTCATGGCGGGCCTCACCCGTCGCCGCGCCGCCGAAGCCGACCTTTACCGAGGTGCAGTATGATGAAGCAGATGCCCCGTAATATTATCGCCGCCCTCGTCATGTTGCTCGCGTTCGGGATCATCGCGGGGCTGTTTCTCGTGCCGATCCCGCAAACCAATGGCGAGGTCGCTTTGGTGATCCTCGGGGTGGCTGTCGGATGGGCTGGAAACGTGGTAAACTACCACTTCGGCACCAGCGAAGGCTCGACCCGCAAGACCGATATCATGAACGAAAAGAGGTTCTGATGCTGCACCAGATTTTGAGGATGCTCATGGGCAACTGGCAGATCGCGCTTGGCGTGGTCGGCTTGCTCGCTATGTCCCACTCGCTCACCTATTGCAAAGGCCGGAACGATGGCGCGGCCCTCGAACGCGCCAAGCAGGCACAGGTCGAAACCAAAGCCGTCGCCAAGGCCCGCGAAGCCGATAGCGCCGCCAACACCGCCGTGAAGGAGACCACCAATGCTGTCGAAGAAAGCAACCAGCGCGCTCGTGATGCCTCGGCTGGCAGTCCTGACCCCCTTGGCGATGCTCTGCGCAGCTTGCGGCGAGAAACCCGTCCTGATCCTTCCGCCCGTTGAACTGACCACCTGCGCCGACGAACCCCTTGCGCCCGATCTGCCGGCGCGCGAGTTCCAGGACGAACGCGATCGGCTGATGCTGAACTTCGCGCTCGATCTTCGCGCTGCGTGGGGCGACTGCAAAGCCAAGGTCGAAGGGCTGCGCACTTGGCGCGAGGAAGCGGGCTAACCCACTCGCTCGCAGCGCACCACACCTTCGTCCCGCAAGGTGCGAACCCTGAATACTCCCTCATGCCCTCGCTGGCGGTGAGAGCGCAAAGCCGTTCGCACCTTGCGCGCTATGTCCTGACCGGGCTGCTTCGGGGTGTCAAAATACTCGCCAACGCTCATGCTCTTGAGGGGGTATTTAATCGGGCGACCCCGCATCAAAACCTCTCCGTTGCCATCTGGCCGTAGTAAGCGATCAACGCCGCTTCGGCCCGTCCATCATCCTTGGCCCGCTGCCAATTGTCGGTGTGCTGCGGGAACAGTTCGCTTGCCCTGATCCGCGATGCAGCCTTGTCAGCCTTCACGACCAACCCGACGCGCTTCTTCCACTCCTGCGGCCTCACATGGCTGAACGGGGTTTCCGCTGCCGCCACGAGGCCCAGAATGAAGCCATACCGCTCCCCGAAGGTGAACGTGCTGCTCACACCCTGCTTGGGCATGGCAGCGACCTTCTCGATCCACACATGGCCCGCCAAGCGCAGAGCCGGAAGCCAATCCTGTGCCCATCGGGCATAATCGGGTTGCCCGCCCGCCGCTGGCACCGGATAGACCTTAAGGTAGCCTTGGCCATCCGTGAGCGCGAGCGCGCCCGTGATGCCTGGGTCGATGCCTGCGATAATCATTCCGGCACCCCATAACGCTTGCCAGACCGGATACGCTGGCCGGCGCAGCTAAGCGCAAGCGCCATGTCGTTAAATCCTAGGAAAGAGCACATCCGCGCCTCTTTTTCCAGTTCGTCAGCGATCGCGTGTCGTTCTTCCCGCCGCGCGGTAACTTCGTCCATCATTTGCTGTAAACCTCCATTTGATCGCACTCGGCGGCTACGGGTATGCCGTAGTCCACCACCCATTGCTCGCGTTCTTCCATGCACTGTTGCAGCACGGTGAGAGCATCGTTGCGCTTGGCTTCTGGCTCGGTCACCAGTTCATCGTGAACGGTGAACACCACTGGCAAGCCTTCCTTCTCGCAGCGGAACATCGCCGCCACCATGATGTCCCTCGCAGCAGCCTGAACCACGTTCTCCGCCAGCAGCCCGCCGAAGGGTGTCTTGCGATGCGCGCCCTTTCCCTGAAAGGACAGATAGGACCACGCCTGCCGGATGTCGGTTTCATCCCACGGCACGGCCTTCTGCTCCTTCCGAGGATCGCAGTAGAACATCTCGCGCCCGCTCGGAAGGCGGCAGACGAGATAGTTCCCGCGCATCTGGTAGGTGATACCGCGATACTCGTAAGCGCGCTTCGACGAACACCAGACGGCCTGCGCCGATGCTTCCTCCAAACCATACCATAGCTTCGGCACCAGCGGCGCCCACTCCTTCCGGTAGGTCTCGATGCACTGCTCGGCAAATTCGAGCGGCTTGTCCGGCACCGTGACGAGGTGGAACTTGTTTGGCCCCATGCCGAAGCCGGCGCCCAAGACCGTCCCCTTGCCTACGAAGCGCAGATCAGGGTTGTCCTTCTTGTTCACCTCGCGCCCGAAAATGCGCGCTGCCATGTCGCTGTAAGGGTCGCCCTCGTCGAACGAGCGCGCCTTGGCTGTCTCGCCGGCGAGCGCCAGCACCACGCGGGCCTCGATCGCGTTGAAGTCGCCCGCCACGAACACATTGCCGTCCGCTGGCCGGAAGCACCCGCGCAAGGTCGAGATCACCGCGTCGAACACGTTGCCGCAGCGCCGGTCGATCTCGGCCATGTCGCCGCGGCGCACCATGTCCATAATCTCGCGCTGCGAGATATCCTCGACCGTGGGGCGGGGCATATTCTGCGGCTGCACCAGACGGCCAGCGGCGCGGCCCGTGCGGGCGCCATGATACTGCATCGTGCCGCGCACCCGCCCGTCAAGGTTGGTGCAGTCGAGCATCCGGTTCAACTTCTTGACCGAGGACGAGCCAAGGATGCGCCTGATCTGGATGGCGCGGTATGCCTCGGGCGTGATGTTCGCCAGCGCGCTATCCTCGGCTTCCGCGTCGAGAACCTTGTCAAGCGTGTCCTTGCGCAGATCAGGCAAGCCCGCGCCAGTTGCATTGATCCAGTCCAGCACCTTCTCACGCTGTGTCGGCTTGAGGCCGGTCAATTCCCTGAACTCGGCTTCCATTGGCCCGCGACTGGCTTCCAGCAGCCCGATAGCCTGGCGCACGTAAGGCTCGTCGATTAGGATGCCGCGCTGGTTGGCGCGCTCGTTCAGCATCCACACAGCGCGCTCCTGCGGCCCCAGACCACCCAGCTTGCAGTGCGCCTCATACTGCGCGTCCACATCGCCCACGTTGTATTTCAACAGCCGCGCCATTTTCTCGGGCGGGTGGTCGAAATTGCCCGTGCGCGGGTTGGGCTTGCACATCTGCATCATCAGGACATGGCCTTCCATGTCCTTCTGCGCGGTCAGCTTGAGGGTGCTGCTCAACTTGTCGAGGTTCAGGGGCAAGGTGTAGCGCGCTGCCACCGCCATCGTGTCATGCCAGCGTTCAATCGGCAGCGGCGGCCACTTGTGCTGCGCGACCATGATGTGCTGCCAGATCGCTTGTTCGAAGCCCGCATTGTGTGCAACGAAGATCACGCTCGGGTCGTAGCAGAGTTCAAGCAGTTCGGTGTGCCGGTTGCGGATGGCCTGCTCGGTCAGGACGACCGTGGGCGCTGGCACGTTGTCGGTGACAATCTTGTAGCCAAGCGACAGGATGAAGGTGGAAACATCCTCGGCATAGCGCCATGCGCCCACCTGCTTGAGATCAGCGCAACTTGCCGTCTCGAAGTCCAAAACCACGTAGCGGGTCATGAACGCCTCCCCGTGTCGAAGCGGCAGAGCGAATTGTGATATTCGATGCGGTCAACCAAAATCCGCGCGCGAACTTGCTTACTCCGTGGCTGATAGGTGCCCTTCCAGGCGCTATCTATGCCAATGTTCCGCGCGACATTCGTGCTGTCTGCGGACGACACGGGGAGTTGAGTGAATATCGCCGGGTTCAGGCCGCGCAAGAGATGAATTTTTGTAATTGGGTAGCCCTCATAGTTGCAGATCGAACGGATGGCGCGGCCAACGTGGTCGAGGTATTTTGACCGCAGCGATACATCGAACTCTCCACTTGACCCAATACATACCCTCGGAAAATCCCGCGCCAGGCGTTGCAGACGCTCAAGGCTCTCGTTTGTGTGCCAGACAGGCGCTCCCTTGTGCGCGCCGTGCGGCCACTCCGCGATCAATTGGTCATTCTGTTCTTCGGTGCCGCCGATCACATCGGGGATCACCACAAAGTCTAGCCGCGGGTGGTGCAACCATTCTTCAAGCCACCAGTAGAACAGCGGCCAATCCGGCTTGACGCCGTTCTTCCAAAAAATGAAAGCGCCGTTGTCGATCGCGAACGATTGGCTGTGTTCAGCCACTAAGCGAATTTGTTGGGCGGTCGCCCAACTGACGAAAGCATGACGACTCTTTACGACCTCAATGGCGCAAGTGTCGGGGGTTATCGGGGTGCCGTGGTAGTGGATCACGCCAAGTGCTCCCACGCAGCCATCAACCCTTCGTGGGGGCGGCTGATCTCAACGCGCACAACGTCTTGGCGCTTTGCGAGGTCAAGGGCGATATCCTCGGCCCATGCAAATTCGTCGGGCAGAACATTGTGATCCCAGCGGGCGAGGTCGCACTCGACTCGCGCCTTGAGGACTCGGGCGTCACAGCGGCTATGGTTCTCAAACCACACCACCACTTCCCAAGTGTGGCCGTGAATTTGTCCAGTTCGTTGGCAGCGATGCGCAGCTGAAAAGTGCGACCTCACGCCAGTAAGGATACGCCCCTCCGCCGCGATACGGGCGCGCTGCTCGGCGCCGCCTGTTTTCTTAACTTCCCAGATATTGCTCACAGAACACCCTTCCAAAGATGGTTGGCAGACTATTCCCGGTCTGCCAGCGGGCCGTGACGAACTTAGAACTGGCTGGTGTCCACGCCCGCCTGTCCGGTGCCGGTGGTCGGGTCATAGGCCGTGGCCGCGCCCATGTAGTGCGAGAACTCGTCGGCAAGGCTGCGCTCGGCGGTCAGCCGCTCGCCATCCTTGACCCACACGATGTTGCGGATGTAGGCGCTCACCCCGTCCTTGTCCTCGGGCTTCTTGCGCGCCCACGGGGACAGGTTGAACGAGCCACCGACATAGCAACCCCGATAGAACTTGTCCTTGTATTCCTGGAAGGACAGTTGCGTGTCGAGCGGCAGCACCTTGCCTTGGCCGATCACACCCAGCTTGAAGCCAAAGCGGTCGGCGTTCTCGCGCTCCTTCTGGTCGAGGTCGTCGTTGTAGCGGTCGAGGAAGCGGTCGTGAAAGGCCACACGGCTCGAAGCGGTCAGGATGCCGGCGAAGGGACGGAGAAGGTCGGCCTGTGCCTGCGCCCGCTCCTTGATCTTCTCGGCTTCCTCGACCGGCTTGCCGCGGGCCTTGAGTTCGGCGGTCAGGATCGCCCGCTCCGCAGCCTTCACGCCGCTGGTGCAGCAAAGCTGGTAATTGTCGGGGCCGGTGAACGGGCCGAAGTGTTCGGTGACAGCGCGAGCCGACATCTCGAAAAGCGCCTGCGCGTCCTCTGCTTCGAGGCCCAACTTGACCGAATATTTGGTCTTGGCGTTGTCGTCGGCCTTCGTGGCGGTGACGAGGTTGGCATAGAGAGCGCGAGCGGGGTGACGCAGCACGTAGTCGTAATACTTGGTAGCAGACATTTCGATTTCCTTTCAATCAGGCTTGATACATTTTCGACAACTTTTCGAGTTCGGCATTCGGATTGGCCGCCGGAGCGGGATCGTCAGCCGGGACCACCTTATACCCGGTTGCCTCGGGAAGATAGGCCCATTCTGCCACCACCTGCTTGTATCGAGCACTGATCTTCTCGACTTGGGCAGGTGATTTCAGCTTTTCTTCGTAGGCGTCCTTGCCCAGCATCTCTGCCAGAGCCTTCTCCGCCCCGTCCTTCCATGTGCGGGTCGTGCGCATCGCCACCAGCTTCGCGTTGGTGAACTCGCCGCCTTCCGACAACCGCGCATGAACCTTGGCTTCGAGCGCCTTCATGAAGCCGCGCACTCGCGGCAACATCGCATAGAACTTGTCCAGATCCTCGTCAGACAAGCCGGTCGGCTCGGGCTGGTCGAGTTGCAGGAACGCATCCTGTTGCAGCGGGCAGGTCAGCTTGGCATCGCAGAACTGGCAGTGGTCGCCCATCACCAGCGTTTCATCGTTGATGGCGCGCTCCATGCCCGGCAGCAGGGTTTCCCGCGCCCACTTGGTCACGTAGCCAACCGTGGTGGTCCACCGCTTCTGATGCTCACCGAAGGCAGCACGGGGCTGGCTGATGATCAGTTCGACCTCGAAGTTCTCGCCCATGTCGAGATCGACCAGTTCGTTGATCGCGCCCCAGGCATAGTAGAGAAGCTGCGGGTTGTTCTCGGCAGGCACCGTGACCCCCACGCCATACTTGAAGTCGGCCACGATCAGCCGATCCTCATGCACGGCGAGGAAGTCCGCAGTCCCCCAGAAATACTTGTTGGGGCGGTAGTTGCGGCCCAGCACGTATTCGATGCCAACCTTTGCTGCATCCTTCATCAGCGAGCGAGCGAGATTGACGTATTCCTGCACCGCGTCAGGGTCGATCTCGTTCTCGCCGTAGCCACAGGTATAGCCATGCGCGGTTTTGCCGATCGCTTCCCACGCGTCATGGTTTCCCAGCAGGCATTCGGCTGCAAGTTCGTGAGCGGCGGTGCCGAGAGCGGCGTGTTCGCTCTCGACCCGTTCCGCATCCTTGTTCAGGGCGAAGGAGCCAGGGCAAGCCAGCCAACGCGCGGCACCGCTGGCCCCGAGCGGGGAATGTTCACCCTCAGCCATGATACACCACGCCCGTTTGCTCCTGCGCCTCGGTCACGAACGCGCGGCGCTGCGCCTGATCCTTGATCGCGGTCGGGCGCGGCATATCGCCATCCGGCACGAACTTCGCCGCCAAAGCAAACACCGGCTCCGAACTGCCGAAGTGCTGCACCAACCGCCCGCAATAGCGTTGCAACTCGGTGTCGGTGATCTCGGGGAGTTCCTCGTCAGCAGCGGCAAGCCCTCCAGTATTCGCGTCCGGCGACGGTTCCTTTGATACCGCCTCCGCATCGGACGCAGAAGGGGCCTGCTCCGTCGAGAGCGTAGCAGCGCCGTTTCCCTCCGGTTCGCCTTCGTCGGCTTCCTCGGCCTTGCTGGCGGCGCCCTTCTTCAAGCGCCAGGTGCCATCCTTCTTGAGCGTTCCGGTGTGCAGTTCCGGATCAAACGGCGTTCCGGCGCTGTCTGTTTCGGGCTGCTCGGCTGCTTCCGGTTCGGCCTGCGAAAGCGTCTCCACGATCGCGGCGGCTTCCGCCACCTGCTCGGGGGCGACCGCAACGGTCGCAGTCATAGCGGGTTCGGGCGCGATCTCGACCGGCGGCTGGCTGGCCGCAACGCCGCCGAGAAGCGCCATTATCTCATGGCCCATCTGGATGCTGGCGACCGCAGCCTGCGGGTTGGCACCCGTGACTTCGACCTTGATTACCCCGTTGGGGTGCGCGAGTGCAAAATTGAAATCCATGTCAGTTGTCCTTTCTCAGCATATTGTGAACCGAGCGCAAAACCACGCGAGCGGTTCGGATCGTATCGTCAGGCTCGCAGCCATTGGCGATTTCGAGAGCGTTATCGACCGCCACTTGCAGGTCGGTCGGGGCGTAGCGCCGCTTCACAGCGCCAAGACCTTGTAGGCCACGATATCGTAGGGGTCGGCGTCATCGCGCCAACACGGCCCAAGCTGCGAAGCCCGATACACGCCGGAAATCCCGTTGCGGTATCGCACTTCGACCTTGGCGCGGGGCGGCACGGGCGGCTCACCGCCAGCCCACTCGACCCAACCCTTTTCGTCGTCCTCGTCCATGATTTCCCTTCCTCACTTCAAAGTTTCGTGGATAATTTTGGCTTTCTTCAATGCGGCCACCAAAATTTTCTCGATTATGCTCCCCGGTGGAACCAGAAAATCAGCTTGAACAGACCCAAGCTGTCCACCACGATCGAGGCGGTCGATGGCTTGCTGGTTGTCTCCTGGCGTCCATGAAGGCTCCACCAGAACGCACCGCTGACAGACTTTTTGCAAACCATCGACGCCTACCCCCATCGACTGAATATTTCCCAGCATCACCCTCACGTTCGGATTGGCGATGAAGCTATCGACGCCTGCCTGACGAGCCTTCCCTGTCGTCGAACCGTCGATCCTTACCACCCCGTATCGCATAAGTTTTTGCTGTAGTATAGTCAAAACTTCAATGTGCCAGCCAAAGACTACGATTTTTTCCTCGCCGCCTTCCAGCAACGTGCGAACATAGTCGGCAGCTTGCGGCGCGGTGGCGACACCAAGTTCCCGCCGCAGGGTCGCAATGTGGCCGAGCATTTCGTAATCTGTGGTCGTCTGCACCGCATCAATGTCGATGCCAAGCAGGCTCTCGGCTTCGATCAGCCGGCGAATATCCTTGGTTTCCTCATACTGGATCACCTCGTAGCGCGGGAATTTCAACTGCGTCATCACCTCGCGCTTGGCGTGGCGGGCCATGAACGTCCCGCGCATCCGGTTGCCGAGTTCGACCACGCGCCCGATGCGCTCCTGCTTGATGCGCTTGCCCCCGCGCATCACGATTTCCTTCTGGGGGTTATAGCGCACCCTGAACTTGTCGAGCGAGGCATAGTCGATCGCGTCCCATGCCAAGGCGCGGGTCGTGGTGTAGGCTTCGAGCGGACGGTTCACGATCGGCGTCCCTGAGAGGAACAGCACGTTGGCTGCGCGGCTGATGATAGCGGGAAGCGGGTCAAGTCCCTTCGGATGGTAGAGGCCGTCAGCCTGCCCGAGAATGGCGCGGGTCTGGAAGCTGTCAACGTCCTTGAGGTAGTGGCTCTCGTCCATGATCACGAGGTCGAAGTTCTGCTTGGCGATTGCTGCCACGATGCCCGGATTGCGGGCCAAGGCGTAGGACAGGATCACCCACTGCGCGTTCGGATGCACCCCGTTCTTGGCATTGAACACAGGGTAGATCAGGCGCGGGGTTGGCATCGTTGACCACTCGTCAATCTTGCGCGCCCATTGGGTGCGGATCGCGGCGGGGCAAATCACCAGCACACGGCGAGCACCAATCTCGTTGGCATAGACGATGGCCTGCGGGGTCTTGCCGAGGCCCGGCTCGTCCGCAATCAGCCCGTGGCCGGTGCCGCTCAAGAGATAGTCGAGCGAAGCTTTCTGGAAGCCCCAGAGTTCCTGATCAGCGGGCATCTTGAAATGCGAGCCAGAGGTCGGCGCACGGCTGGCAGCGATACGCTTGGCGATGGGTTCGATCTGCTTGAGCGCGGCGGGTGTGGCGTATTGCCCAAGGTCGGCCACGCCCCACGCTTCCTTGGTGTAGAGGATGGCTTCGGAAGGGGTCGAGGCGGGCGTGGAATAGTCGAGGCCGCGGTGGTTCATGAAGTCCCGCGGGTCGCCTTCGCCACGCGCTAGGCGCAGCACGAAATCCTTGCCGGTGTAGTCGAGGATCATCAGAACTTCTCCATCAGCGCGGCGAGGTCGAGAACGTCTAGGACTGCGCCGCAGAATTGGCTCGCGGTTTCCGCGTCGAGCGCGTTTCCGTAGGCGCGCAGCCGTCCCACTCGGGCGGGAGCCGCATCAACCAGCGGGAATGTGCCGGGTTCAACCGGCCTCCACTTTCCATCGCGGCAGTAGAGCCAGTCAGCAGGGTTCCGTCCGAGCATAGGCGCATTGGGCCTACCCATGTCGCGGTCGTCTGCAAATCCTGCCCGCCCTGACCGTGTATCCCTGGCGAGTTGGCATTTTGAACTTTCGGAGTCGGCCAGCCCGCTATCTTGGCAAAGTCCCGAAGATCGTTGCTGTGCGGCCCCTTCACCCTTGCCAGAGCCTTCTCGGGGTCGGAGTATTCCCCGCCGGCCGCTTCCTTGCTCGTCGGCGTCGGCCAGCCCGCCAGTTCCGCCGCATTCGGCAGTTCGCTGTTCTTGTGCGCCGCTGCTCCCGCTCGCCCGCGCCCATCCGAGTGCAGCGGAGTCGGCCACCCCTGCAAAATAAAGTCGCTGGCGGATGTGCGCGCCGCCGAAGCCCGCAGCGCACAGATCGCTCGCCCCGAAGGCGTAACCCGCGCTTTCCATGTCAGCCGATACAAGATCGAGCCAATCGAGCGCGCTTGCAACCTGCTCTCCAAGAACGATTGGAGGGTTGCACTGTCCAATAAGCCCGAACCAGACCGGCCAGAGGTGTCGTTCATCGTCAAATCCCTTCTGCTTTCCTGCGGCGCTGAACGGCTGGCACGGGCACGAACCCGTCCACACCGGCGTATCGTCGGGCCATCCTGCGCGCCGCAGCGCATGGCTCCAAACCCCGATCCCCGCGAAGAAATGGCATTGCGTGTAGCCCTTGAGGTCGTCGGCGCTGATCTCGCTGATCGAACGCTCGTCCACATCGCCTGGCGCGATATGGCCCGCGGCGATCAGGTTTCGCAGCCATCGTGCGGCGTAGGGGTCAATCTCGTTGTAATAGGCGACCATCAGAAAATACTCACATCAACTTCGGGCGGTTGCTCGACGGTCGGGATTGACCAAATATTCTCGGTCAGCAGCCAAGCCTTGTATCGGCCCTGCGCCATCTTCTTGAGCCGCTTCAACACCAACCCGCGCCCAACCTGCCAGTGCAGTGCCAAACTATCGGCCAAGTGCTCGGTCGAGAGCGGGCCTTGCCGCAGCACTCCGACCAACGCCTCGGGCTGGCACCATTCTTCCGATCCGGCGCCCGCCAACTTCTGCTTGCCGCCTTCGCCGTCCGAAACGAACTTGGCTTCCCAATCCCGCTCGAACGCGATGCTGTCCCCGTAAACCGCGCCCATGAACCGCTTCGGCTCGCCGGGGTCGCTTTCCTTCTGCTTGCGGGTTTCGAGCAGCACTGCGGTTGTCGTCGGGCTTTCGCGGCTGATCTCGACCACGGTGTCGGCATTGGAATACCAGACGTAGGAGCCGACCATGCCCTTCGTCGGGTCTTTGCCGGTGTGATGAACCAGAAGGACGCAGCACTGCAATTCCTTGGCCATACGCTCCACGCGGCCAAAGGCGGCGCTCGACCCTTGCTGGTTCGAGATATCCTCGCCTTCCATCAGGCGCGAGAGGGTGTCGATGACCAAGAGCGCGGGCCGGTCGTGGCCAGCCTTGCGCAGCTTGTGCTTGATGCGCTTGGTCACGAACCGCCAAATGTCATGCAATTGCGTCGGCGGCACCTTGTCCACAAACAGCAGGCGGTTCTTGGCTTCAAGGCCGGGGATCAGGTGCCGGTGCAGCCAGCTATCAATCCGCTGGCCAGCAAACGCGTGAGGGCTTTCACCGGCGAAATAGACCACAGGCATCGGGTCGCGGTCGCCGTCCTGCCACCAGTTCGGCCCGTGCCCCGTGGCGATGCTCATGGCGAGGTCGAGCGCGATGAAGGTCTTGAACGTCCCCGAAGGCCCGTAGAGGTAGCCCACGCCCACCTTGGGCAGATAGTTGGGCAGCAGCCACTCAAGCGGCTGGAGATCGCGCCGAACTTCGCTGATCCACTTGGGGTCGAACGCCTCATACTTTTCGAGATCAGGGTCGAAATCATCGGGTTCGTTTCCCACCGCGTCCAGAAGGTGCTGGTGCTGCACTTCCAGCGGCGGTTCGGCCTTGTTGCCGCGCGTCTCTTGGCCGTGCTCCCACGCATTGCGCACGATGGTTTCCAAGTCCTTCGGCTCCCACGGCGGGACGCAGAACGGGTTCCAGTCACGCAGCAGGAGCAGGTGAGCCGTGTCAGGCTTCACGCCCATTTCAAGCAGGCGGCAAGCAGTCTGGTAGGTGCGAGTGTTCCCGCCGCAGCCTTCAACCGCCACCTCGCCAACGCCAACCAGACCTTCAAGCCATGCCTCGGCGCGGGTCAATGTCTCGGGCGCGTCCCACAGGATACTATCGGCTGGCAGATCGGGCGCAGCTTGCGGTGCGTCCTCAACGCTCATGCGCTGCGCGATCAGCGTGGGCAGGGCTTGCACCGGCTTGTCAGCGGCCAAGGTGTAGGAGCCTTGCGCTTTGCTGTCAGAGACACGCGAGGGCGGGGCGAGGACATACCCGCCGGCGGCGCGGGTATCTACATTCGGCAGCAGCTTGCTGGCCGAGGACTTGCCTTCGCCCATGAAATAGTAGTGCCAACCCCCTCGGGGCGTTTGAACGGCGTAGGTGTCTTGCAGCGCCATTGCGAGGGCGGCATCGCTGGCGACCATCTTGGCCCACTCGGCTTCTGCACCGGGGTCAATGTCAACCACGAACAGCCCGCTCGGGCCGGTGGCGATCGCCACGTTGTAGTTCGGGTTCGCCAGCCACCAAGCGCGGATGCGGTCGGGATCGGTCGTCGCATCGTGCCAGCCGTGCCGCGTGGCCGGTGTTTTCAGCCCCGCCAAGCAGGGGAAAACGTGCCACCCCCGCTCGGCATAGGACAGGGCTGAATTGAGCATTGTCATTGTGTTCCCTTCCCGTTGCCAGTCACGCGCCAGCCACCCGTGTCATCTGGGAAGGGCGGCAGGGGGTGGCTGGCGCTAACGCTGGTAGCTACTCCGGCGCTGGACAGTTGATAGCGGTCAGAAGATACTGGTGTCAACCTTGTTCGGGTTCTTCCAGAGGATCAGCGGGTTTCCCATGAACCGCTTGGTCGGGTCTTGCTCCCAGCAGCCCACCGGCACTCCGCCTTCCTTGCGGATGCGCCAGAGCGCCTGCACCGCGGCCTTGGAGCCTTCCACGCCGCTCTGTTGCAGCAAGTCACGGGTCGAGAGCCGGCTGTCCTGCGGCAAGGCTTCGCAGAAGGTCTGGAGCCACTCGCACACAGTCTCCCAGGCTTTGGAGCCGCTGCCATTGAAACCGATCGAGACGAAATCCTGGTTAGTCGGGGGTGTCACTTGGTCAATTCCTTCTGATAGAGGTAGGGGTGGCGTTCCCGCGTGATGCGCCATGCGCGTTCGTCGGCCTTGGACATGGGCTGCAACCCGCGCCAGTCACGCGAAGGCTTGGCCGTGTGGAAGATGTTGAGGCGGGTCATTGCTTGGTTTCCCCATCGTGCAAACCGAGGGCGACATTAAGTGCGTCATTGTCGCTAAGGTTGGCCGGGTTGATGCAAGGCTCGTGCATCCGGCCTAGCGGAATGTCCTGCATTCCGCATTTTGTGCAGGTGCCGATGAACGGGTCGCCTTTGGGGCTTGTGCGAGTAAGTGAATGTCCCATCACTCTTCCTTCCCCGCCTGCGCGGCGGTGTGTTCGGTCTGTTCTGCGAGGGCGCGAAGGGCTTCTTCGATTGGTTCATGCGCACCACACGGCAAATCTTCGTCAAGAAGCAGCGCCTCTAATCGCCGCAGCAATTCCTCACGCTTCATCGCTATTCTCCTTGTGTTCGGTCTGTTCTGCGAGGGGGCAAGACACTCGAAACTTTGCCCAGCGGTTTTCTGCCATCCATCCCCGCCCAAACAGATCGCGGTAATAATAGACCATTCTGCCGCTCACTACGTCGCGGAACGCTTCCCCGATAAGTGACATGGGCCTGCCGCCAGTGATCAGAGCCAGCAATTCCTCACGCTTCATCGCTATTCCCTTTGTGTTCGGTCTGTTCTGCGAGGGCGCGGAGGGCGGCGGCTGTCAGGGCGAGCGCGGGGGTGGCACCAACACGAAAGCGTCCGCAATAATCGACAAATGCCATCGGCCCCGGCCCGCCGCTTGATTGCAACGTCCAATCACGCCCCTCCGGCACCAGCGACATGGCTGCGTCGAGTGAGGCGGTGTAGCGCCGAGGCTGCCCCTCTCCTGTCCAATGCGGTGTTCGGACATATTCCACGGCGCAGTTGACTCCGTGATCTTCGCCCGTCAGCGCCTCAACTCGATCCGCCAGCGCCAGCAATTCCTCACGCTTCATCGCTATTCCCTTTGTGTTCGGTCTGTTCTGCGAGGGCGCGGCCAGTGTTGAAGCAAAGCCCGTTGCGTCTGCGCCGGTCTGCCAATTCAACCAGCGCATCGTGGCATTCTTGGCACAGATCGCTTTCCTCCATGACCGGCGCGTATTTGCGACAATCGGAGCAGCGAACACCGAACCACCCTGACCGCAATTCCTCACGCTTCATCGCTATTCTCCTTGTGCTTGGCGAGGTGCGCCGTGATGGTGGTGAGGGCTGCGGTCGTCTTGAGGAACAGGTTCGGCAAGCAATCCTGTTCCGCCCTTGCCTGCGCCCACTCCAAAGCCTCCCGCGCCGCATCCAACGCCGCCAGCAGCGCGGCATTTTCCGCAATCAGCGGGGCGGTGGCACGGGTGTTCCAGAGTTGAGTGTTGACGAAGCCTTCCTGCCGGATAGGGCAGACGGATTTGTTGTCGCGGTGACGGGCAAAATCGCCGCTCCATTCCATCCGATCCCCACAGAACGGACACGGCAAAAGCTGCGTAATCTCCACCCCGCTCATACGTCACCGCCTTGCTGATAGGCGCGGATGCGGTCTGCAAGGTCTTTCATGGAACCCCACGCTGCGTCCATTTCGTAAGATGCATCCATCATCTTTTCCAATTCCTCCTCACTCGGCCATCGCGGTTCCGGCCTAACGCGGGAAAGGGTCTCGCGGATGGCGTATTCCGCGCCCTTGAACGTCATGGTGGGGCCGTAGCTGTAGAGATGTTCGATCTCGGTTTTTGCCGCACACTCCCGCGCCAACGCCTCAATCTCCGCCTCGGTCATGGCAGTGACAGGGAAGTGTGGGGCGGCGGCGAAAGCATCTGCGTTATAAACAACAAAATCGGCCAGCTTCACCATGTCAGGCGCGTATCTTCCCTTAGCTGTCTCTAAGAGCAGGTGAAACTTTCCCCAATCCGGCTCCGTCTTGCGCTTCGCCAGTTCGGCCTCGGCTTCCTTGCCCGCTGCAATAACGGCTTCAAGTTCTTCGTTGGTCATGGCTGTTCTCCGTCGATACGGGCGAGAAGGGCGCGGGCGCGTTCGTGGCGTTCGGCAGTTCGGTCGCATCGGGTTTCAACCCATTTCTGCGTGACATAAGGCAGGCACTCCCGCAGCGCCTCGACCAGTTCCGGCAGCAGCGAGATGGCGAGCGCGTTGGCTTCTCGCTCTGATCGATTCATGAAACGCTCAGTTGCAATCGCAACTTCGCCTTCACCTTTCCGGCCTGCTATGCGTGTTCCATTCGATACGAGCCGCCACGGCCCCGGCGTGTATTTCGCCATCACATAACTCCCTTAAATCCCGCCCACAGCCCGCCATGCTTGGCGATCTGGGCGATTGCGTTGATGAAACTGGCCGCGACAAGGGCTGCGATGATAAGGTGCCAGCGGGTCACAGAACGACACTCCCAATCTGATAGACAACGGCCATGCCGCGCACCTCGTTTGCCGCGATCAGCCCTCACACGGCATAGCGCCAGCGCGGGTTAAGACCCAGCCGCTCGATCACCAGGTTCAGCCCCAGCGAAAGCACCGTGTGCGCAATTCGCGTTGCCTTCGTCATGCCGTGCGCTCCCTGATCTCTGCCGCCTGTTCCTGATATTCGGACAGGTCAAACAGGTGTTGCACCTCGAACGGGATACCGTCCGCTTCTGCCAGCCACGCGGCCATGCCCAGTCGTTGTTCAGGCGTTGCCATTAGCGCAGCCCTTGCCGCTTGAGGTTGGCCAGCACGGCGCGCAGGGCTTCCTTGCCCGCTTCGCTTTCATGGTCAGCGTCGATCGCGTCCCAATCAATCGCGGGATCAGCCATCAGCTTTGCAGCCGCCGCATCCGCATCGGCGCGGGTTGCGAAGTTCTGGTGGATCATGCCGCCGCTGGCAATGTGGGTAATCTGATAGGGCAGGAAACGCTTGCCTTCGCTCCAGGTGCAATGGTGCGCCGAATAGAAGAAGGTTTCCCCGTCCAGCGTATCGTCCCCAAAGCCGTCCTCGACCCCCAGCAAACGCGGGTGCGTTACAAGGGAGCCATGCACCTTGCTCTTGTCCTTGGGCAGTTCGACCGTGGGCCATTGCATCGCGCCTCGCGGCAGATGCATCAGGCGCAGGATCAGGCCCATGCCAAGCGCAGTTGGCTTGGGGGTCTTGTTCAAGCGGGCGCGGATCGCTTGCCGCGCCTCAAAGCTGGGGGCGTTGCGCAGCGCGGAATTGTGCTGTGCGGATGTACTCTGATATGTCATGTTGTTCACCCTTCCTAAAGTGAGCCGCCAGCATACACACCAGCAAGCCCTAGTCAATACACTACAGGTTGCCGAAGCTGGCCCGCATCACAGCCTCGAATGTCTCTTGCGAGATCGGCCTGATCCCGGTCGCGGGAACAGTCGTGAACCAATACAGCCGCCGGCGCCCCTTCCACATGAAGCCCGCAGCCTCGTCCGCGTTGCGCACCACAGGCACCTTGTAGCGGGCCAGCTTGCGCGCCATGTCCTCGGGCGTGATACGTGGGGTCTTACCCATCTTGAGCAGCCCGCGGCACACAAGAGGCCATAGGGCGCACAATTCCTCGGCTGTGTGCCAAGGTGGGGCGCGCACGGGCAGGCGCCCGCCTAGAGCCGCCAGGATGCCCGAGGATTGCGCATCGGGGTTCAAGGCACCTTGCAGCCGCAAAGGGTCTAGCAGTTCGTCCAGCAGGTTCCTGGACGGGTTCTGGCGGATCGCCAAGGCCAGCCGCTCCACAGCGTTTTCCGGCTTAGGGTTGACCGCCCATGCCGGCGGCGCGCGATGCTTGAACCAGTAGCGTTTAGGCATGGCCCAACGCTTCCCGCATGAAAGCCTCACGATCAAAAGCGGGGTCGCTAGCGGCAAGTTCGGACGCCAGGCCGGTTGCAATGAGGGAAAGCATCTCTCGCCTTCCCTCTCGCGTTTTGACGCACCCCTTGCGCAGATCGAGAACCATGTCCGCTTGCCACAGGGGGCGCGCCGCTTGCTTAGCATCGATCATGCCAGCGCCTCCCGAATGGCAGCAGCGCGGGAGCGGGCGCGCACATAGCATACGCCTTCCCTGCCCTTGCCGCGCTCCCAGACAGCCCACACAGGGCCTTCCTCGCGGGAGAGGCCCCAATAGGCCCCGCCGGGGTCGTATTCGCCCACAGGGCCAGCGCAAGCCAGCCGCTCGGGCGGGGTTTCAGGGTCGATCGGGATTGAATGCCTGCCCATCGGCGCACCATAGCGGGAGCCAGCCTTGGGCCAAGGGGTGAAGCGTTGCGAAGTCATAGCAGCGACCCCCACACCAGCGCCAAGGCGAAAACCATGACGCAGCAAAAGGCAAATTCGGATCGGGTCATGTCCATTAGCTTTCCCCTTCGGTTTCGTGGTTGACGCGAAGCCATGCGCCGCAATCCAGCAGGTTTTGCACCTGTCGGGCTTCGCTCTCGGTGAGAGCATCTGCTTCGGGCAAGGGCGCGTAAATGTCGCTTGCCACGCACAAGCCGCCTTCGGTGCGGATCACGGGCAGGACACGGGCGCCAGGCTCATTCCGGCGGATATAGAAGCGGTTTGCCATTAGATCACATCCCCTTTCAAGCGCGCAAGCGCGCTCAGATCGTGATACCCGCCTTCACCTTTAGGCGGGTCGCCATAGGTGACGTTATAGACCGGTTTGCGCCCCTCGAGCCTGACAAGCCAGTAAGTGCGCCCCTTGCGGGTGCAAAGAGCTTTTGGCAGGTCACCCCGCGCGCCAGCATAGCCTGCGCAATAAGTGGCGCGCATCAGGTCATCACGCTGCGCGGGTAGTGGCAGGCTGTCGCCATAAAGACGCGAGGCTCGGGCGTCCGAATATCCGATTTCAAAATGGCTCATTAGCTTACATCCTGTTCGTATTGATCGCCGCAAATGCGGCAGGTATAGACCTGGATGGCGCCGGAATAAGGCTCCCGCTTATAGTCGCAAGGGCCGGTGCAAGGCGCGATGACGGGTTCGATCGGTTCAGGCATGGTTAGACAATCCAATCCGGTTGAAACCCATTGAACAGGAAGTCCCGCGCGTCATCCGCCATTGCCAGCGCCGCGCGCCCGTCGTCATGTTCGGGAACGTCCGTGTCGATCAGATCGCCGTTTGCGTCAAACTCGAACCAATAATGGCGGGTTGAGCGCAATTCGCTGCAAGGCCATTGCGCGTTGAAAGCCGCCACATCCTCGCGCGGGACGATAACCTTGCGCGGGTTCCCACTGAAAATATAAAGGGCCATTTTCCTTGCTCCCTAGATCACGTTGCAGATGGTGAAGCCAGCGGCTTCAATTGCGTTGGGATAGCGGGTGCCGCCATCCCAGCCATCAGCGACAAGCCACAAACGCCGGTGCGCTTCGCTGGCCAAGGCGTCGCTCGGGTCAGGCGCGTCGGGCAGCTTGCGGATCGCGTCCATAACAGCCGCGCTCCCCTTGTCGTAGCCGTAACCGGTCGCTCGCGCGGTCGCCATGCCGGTGCCCCACACCTGGACGTAGGCGGTTGCCGCGTTGCCGTACTTAAGGACGATACGGCCAACCGGCTTGCCGTCCAGAAGCAAAGCCTGCGCAGTCACGTTGCCGAACGAACGGTCAAACTTGGTATAGATGCTCTCGGTCATGTTCTAGCCCTTCCATTTGCCATTGAACCCCTATGGTCTCTCACATAGATTAGAGCCTGTCAACCCCCTAGTCAGTCACGAGACTAGACTAAATTAAACTTTCTCTAGAAGGTCAGTCCCTATCGCCGGAACAAGGCGCAGCAAGAGACTTGACAGTGGTGAGAAGATGCGCTAGGCGCTTCACGCGCCTAGTTAGCATCTTCTCACCAGTCGTCTCTCGTGCGCCATTCCTGGCAGATTGAGGACAGACTAGGATTGAGAAAGAGGGGAAGAAAGAAAAGAAAAAAGTAAGAGGGATCATGCGGTATTATGTTACCGCATGATACATTGTCACTTGGTTTCGGTTGTAACCAAGTTTTCGGTTGCGGTTTCCAGCTTCGCGCCGGCATGGCCTAGAAGGCCCAGGACAAGCCAAGAGACTGCCAGCGCGAAAGCCAGGACGGGCAAGAGGGCGAGAGCGCGGATCATGGCGTAATACCCACTAATTCAGGATAGCAGGCTATGCCTTTGGCGCGGAGCATCCTAGCCGCGGATTGAGCCGCGCCATAGTGCCCGAGGCTAAAACCACCTGTTAGGACATAGGGTGCCCAATTGCGGCGCTGATCGCCGTTCCAATAGCGGATATCAGGCACGACAGCCCATTGCGCGAAGCCTTTGGCGTCATAGCGGTTCATTGTTCAAGCCTCCACAATCTTGAAACTGGCGGTGGTCAGGGTTTTGTCTTTGAAATAGCCGCGCTCCACGTAGGACGGAATAACTTCGCGCAAATGGCGCTCGGCGCGCTCCAGGCTGTCAAAAATGCCGTGAACGGCAAGCGGGTTGCCAATTTCCACAATCTTGAACGACATAATTTTATCCCTTCCCTGAAAAATTGAGGCTGTTTGTGCCTTAGCGGCTAGGCGAGAGGATCACAGCCAATCCGAAACATTTTGCGAGACCCCCAATCACCAGCAATTGCGCCGCGAGGAATTCAGCATCAGTGCGCGGCCAAGTCATATCGGGCGCGATGTCGAATGCTGTATAGAGTGCCGCAAATGCGATAGCGTAGAGCGCGAGACCAACAATCATCTTTGCCATTTTCCTAATCCTCATTCGGTGTTGATGCGTCTAATATATAGACTAGATTGCATAGGTCAACCCCTAAAATGAAAAAAGTTTGAGGCAATGCAAATTATTTTGAGCCAAGCTGATAACCCGCGATCAAGCCAAAGGGGACCCGCTCGGTCTAGATCGGAGAGGGAGGGGGGCGGTTCGGGCCGCGGCCTCGTTGCCGGGCTATGCGCACTCCAAACCCCAAAAGTAATTTTCAAAACGTAGTCTATAGCATACAGCCCCGATTGCAACCAGTTGACACCCACCCCCGCCCCCTGCTACACCGTGCGGAGGAAGGACAGACCTATGACCACGACTGCCACCATGAGCAAAGCCCTCGCAGACCGCATCCACGACTGCCTGCCCGCTGGCCACCCGCGCAATGCGCCGCTCGCCACCCCCGTCAACATCCCTGCCGCTTTGGCTTCCGACCTGATCCAGCACCTCGACACCGCGGTGCTCACGGCTGCACCTGCCGATGGCCCGCAAGAATAACCTCGCCACCCCCATCGCCGTTGACACGGAGATGTATGCGAACATCGGGCGCTATGCGGGCGCTGCGGTGCTGACCGTGTTCGAGCAAATCGGCGGCATCAATCGTATGGCCGAGTGGGCAGACGAGAACCCCGAAGCGTTCTTCACCAAGTCGTTCTCCAAGATCATCACGGCCCCGAAGCAGGTGGAGCACACTGGCACGGTGCGGATTGAGGACGCCATCCGCGCGCTGGAAGCCGAGGAACACAAGGACTATTCCTACCTCCCCGCGGCGACCTACGACCCGATCACCAGCGACCTCCCCAGCCCATCCCTAGACGAGATCGACCTTGAGCAGTTCTAACGCTGAACTCCAGGCTCGGTTGCAGGAACGCCTCAAGGTTTGGCGCGCTGATCTCCCGACCTTTGCGCGGGACTGCCTCAAAATTCTGGACAAGTCAGGGCGCTTAGTCCCCTTCCAGTTCAATGAGGCGCAGATGCGCTTCCACGATGCGATTGAGCAGCAGCGCGCCGACACCGGCATGGTGCGCATGAGCGTCCTGAAAGGGCGGCGGCAGGGCATCAGCACCTACGTTGGCGCGCGGTTCTACTGGAAAGCCAGCCTGACCTTTGGCCGTAAGGTCTACATCCTCTCCCACGAGCGCAACTCGTCAGACGCGCTGTTTGGCATGGTCGAGCGGTTCCACAAGTATAACCCCTTCGCGCCCGAGATTGGCGAGAACAACGCGCGCAAGATGACCTTCCCGAACCTTGAAGGCTCCTACACCGTGGCGACCGCGGGGAACCAGGAAGGCGGGCGCGGCGACGACATTAACCTCCTCCATGGTTCGGAAGCCGCCTTCTGGCAGAATGCCGAAAGCCACTTCGCGGCCTCCATCCAGTGTGTCGCCCTTCTCCCAAACACCGAGATCATCCTCGAAAGCACCTCCGGTGGCCCGTCAGGCAAGTTCTTCGAGACGTTCCGCGCCGGCGAGAACCGCTCGGGCATCTATCGCTCCATCTTCATCCCGTGGTTCATCCAGCCGGAATACAAATACCCGCCCGAGCCGAACTTTACCCTCTCGGAAGAAACGCCTGATGAGGATACCCCGTCAGAGGTTGATATCGCCTCCGCCTATGGCCTCAACAACGAGCAGATGGCATGGCGGCGCGTCAAGATCGCAGAACTCGGCCTTGCGCGCTTCAACCGCGAATACCCGTCCTGCGCCAACGACGCATGGGCCTCCACCGAGAATGACCACTTCATTTCGCCGGCGTCTGTGCTGCGCGCCCGTTCCCGCACCACCGAACCCTCTGGCCCGCTCATCATCGGCGTTGACCCTGCGGGCGGCGGGGGTGACAGGTTCGCGGTCGTTTGGCGGCGAGGCAACGCAGTCACCAAGATCGAGTGGCGGAACAAGATCAACTCGCTCGAAGCGACCGCTTGGCTGCTCGAAATCCTCGAACGCGACAAGCCCGACCGCATGAACATCGACAGTGGCAACATCGGGCAGGCCATCATCACGAATTTGCGGGCCACGCGCCCCGATATCACCGAGCCTGTGCGCTCCGTGGCCTTTGGCTCGCCCTCGCAAGCCAAGATGGCGCAGCGCACCCGCGTCGGGCCTGAAAACCGCCGTGCTGAAATGTGGGGACGCCTCAAGGAATGGATCGAAGATCAGGAAGGTTGCGCCGCGATACCCGACATAGACGATCTGTGCGCCGATCTCGTCGCCGTGAAGCCGATCCACCGCACAAACGGGGATTGGCTGCTCATGTCGAAGGCGGATATGCGCAAGAATGGCACCCGCAGCCCCGATCTTGGCGATGCCTTGGCCCTCACCTTCGCCTCGAAGGAGTTCTTCGCGCCCCGAAACGAGCCCGTGATACCCATTTCGCAACAGGGAATTGCCCAACCCGCTCCAGCAGTGTATGACAGCGGTAATTTCTCGCAACCCGGTTCTTGGATGGTGTAATGCCCACATTGAGCAGCAACAAGCGCGTCCGCAAGCCCGCCATCCCCAAGGGCTACAAGTCGGAAGCCGATTTCCTCAACGAAATGCGCGACAATTACAGCCGCGCGATCGGCGGGCGTGACGAAAAAGCCAACCGCGAGGCGATGCGCGAGGATATCGAGTTCGTCTTTGGCGAGCAATGGCAACCCGAAGCCCGCAAGCGCCGCGAACAGGCCCGCAAGCCCGTCCTGACGATCAACCGCCTACCAGCCTACGTGGCGCAGGTGGTGGGCAACCGCTTGCTCAACGAAACCGAAATCCGTGTCTATCCTGACAACGGCGGCACGAAAGAGGTCGCCCAGCTACGCGAAGCCCTGATCCGTTCGATCTTCAAGAACTCGAACGCCGACCTGGCGCGCGACGAAGCCCTCAAGTATCAGGTCATCGGCGGCGTGGGCTACTACGCCCTCGAAATCGACTATGCCGCGGACGATGTGTTCGACCAAGAGATCAAACTCAAGCACATCCCCGACCCGTTCTCGGTCGTCATCGACGAAATGTCGGTCGAACCCGATGGCGGCGACGCGCGTTTCGGTTTCGTGACCGAAAGCGTTTCGCGCACGGTGTTCGAGAAGAAGTTCCCGTGGGCCTCAGTATCCTCGTTCAGCGAGGACTACGAGCAATGGATCAGTGACGAAGCCATTCGGGTCGCAAGCTACTGGCGGATGGTCGAGGACGGCACAAAAGTGCTCGCCTTGATGGCCAACGGCACTGTCCAGACCTTCTCCACGATGGACGAGGTGATGGTTGCCTACGAAATGGGCATGGTGGTTGACCGCGATGGCGCGCCCTATGCCCGCGAAGTGCCCAATCGCTTCGCGCAGATGTATCTGTGCAGCGGACAGGACATTCTCGAAGGCCCGTATGACCTCCCCTGTTCCTCAATCCCTGTTTTCCGCGTCCCGGCGTGGGAACTGCGCGATGGCGAGAAATACGTTCGCTGGGGGCTGATCCGCTACCTCAAAGACCCGCAGCGCCTCCACAACTATTGGCGATCAGTGCAGGCTGAGCAGCTTATCGCCGCGCCGCGTAACAAGTGGGTTGCCACCCGCGAAGCCACCGCCGGTTTCGAGAAGGAATGGCGCAACAGCGCGATCTCCGACGATCCGTTGCTGAACTACAACGCGGAAGGCGGGATGCCGCAGCGCGTGAACCCGCCGCCGCTGGATGGCGCGCTCCTGAACGAGAGCAACGTCACCATTCAGGATATGCGGGATGTGTCGAACATCCACGAAGCCGCGATGGGCATGAAGTCCAACGAGGTTTCGGGCCGCGCGATCCAAGCCCGCCAGCAGATCACCGACCTCGGCACCTTCATTTACCACGATCGCCTGCGCTTGGCCGACGAACGCTGCGCCAAGGTCATCAACGAACTGATTTCGACCATCTATGACACCCAGCGCATCGCCAAGATCGTTGGGCCGGATGGCGAAGCCGCGTTGGCGACGCTTAATGACCCGATGAACCCGAACACGGATGTTACGCTCGGCAAATACGCCGTCACCGTGTCCACCGGCCCCGCCACCGTCACCAAGCGCGCTCTCGCCGCCGAGCAGATGATGGCCTTCGTGAACGCCGTGCCGGAAACCGCCGCAATGGTCATGGACTTGGTGGCAGAGGCGCAGGATTGGCCGAAGGCAGACGAGTTCGCCCGTCGCTTCGCCGCCATGCTGCCGGAGCAGTTGAAGCCCAAGGACGATATGACGCCCGAGGATCAGCAGAAGGCCATGCAGGACGCTGAAATGCAACAAATGCAGATGCAGATGGCCATGCAGGACGCACAACTCGAACTCGCCAAGAAGCAGGCCGAGATCGACAAGCTGGAAGCCGAAGCCGAGAAATTGCGGGCCGACGCCGCGCAGTCGATGGCGAACGGCGAAGCGCGCATCACCGATGTGCAGAGCCGCATCCAGGAACGGGAAATTTCAACCGCACTCGCTATTGATGAAAGGACAGAGCAATGAGCGACACCCAACCGACCGAGGACGACCTGAACGCCGCCGAAATGGCGACTTTCATTGCAGGGGACGGCACCGAGCAGCCTGAACCGGAAACCGAAGCCCCTGAGGCCGAAGAAGTCGATGAAATCGACGACGAGGAAGCCGAGGACGACCAGCCGGAAGCTGAAAACGACGACGAGGACGAACCCGAGGATCGCAAGCGCCGCCGATCGGGCGCAGAACGCTACCGCCGCCAGCGCGAGCGGGCCGAAGCCGCCGAACGCCGCGCCTACGAACTCGAAAGCCGTCTCGCTGCGCTGGAGCGCGGCACCAAGCCCGAACCGGACTTGACGAATGGCCCGATCAATGTCAAAACGGGCGACGTTAAGGAACCCGATCCGGCGAATTACACCTACGGCGACCTTGACCCGCGGTTCATCGCAGATTTGGCCGATTTCAAGGCCGAACAGAAGATCGCGGTTTTGCGGCAAGAAATGCAGGCCACCGAGCAGCAAAAAGCTGCGATCCGAGAGGCCGAGCAGATCAAAGCCCGCGCAGAACAGACGGCGCAAGTCGGCTCCGAACGCTACGCAGACTTCAACGAAGTCGTGATCGAAGGCGCGGAAGAAGGCGAGTGGCCCCTGACGCAACCCATGCTCGAAGCAGCGTTGGAGTCGGAAAAAGGCGCGGATATCCTCTATTATCTGGCCAGCAACCCCGACGAAGCCGCCCAAGTCGCCAGCATGAATGTTCGTCAACTCGACCGTTGGATGGGTCGTATGGAAGCGCAGTTTGATCGGCCAGCGCCGCGCAAGGTTTCCAAGGCTCCCCCTCCGGTAAACTCCGCTCGCGGATCAGGTGGACGCTTCTCCGCCGACCCCGCAACATCTGATTTTGCGGCCTTCGAGAAGATGGCCCGTCAAGGAAAGTAAGAGATCATGGCAAACCAGTTTCTCAACGCACAGGAGTATGCCAATGTCATGCTCCTGCTCGCCAAGAACCAACTCGTCACCGGCAAGATGGTGCGCGGGCAGTTCAACAACCAGGTGACTGACGAAAACGGCCTGTCCGTCAGCGTCAAGCGCCCGCCCCGCTTCGCCCGCAACAACTCGGCCTCGTTCAATGCGTCGCTCGAATTGCAGGATATCGTGACGGGTTCGAAGAACGTCGCCGTCAACCAGTATGCCAAGGTGCATATCGGCGTGGGCGATATCGAATACGTCCAGTCCTACAACGCCCTGATGCGGAACGAAACGATGAAGTCGGCAGCGACCACGCTGGCCCACCAGTTCGACTCGTTCCTCCAGTCGAAGGTGGCCGAGTTCTCGCCGTATGTCGGCGCCGCAACTTTCGCCACTGATGCGAACAACGCGATTGCCACGCCGGCTGACTTCAACCGCGTCCACACTCGCCTGATGGATTACGGCGTTCCGAACAGCGACCTTTGCTCGACCGTCCTGTTCAATGACGGCGAAAAGATGCGCGGTTCGCTGATCGGCGGCGACATTCAGGGCGTGAACCGCACTGCTCTGGAACGCGTCCGTATCCCGATGCTGTCGGAAATCGACGTTTACGCCACCCAGCAGTGCCCGGCTGTCACCAACGGCACCCGCGTTGCCGCCGCGACCACGGCGATCAACAACGGCACCCTCTCGGTGAACTACCGTGATGTGAAGGATACGATGGTTCAGACCATCACCATCGACGGTCAGGCCACCGGCGCGACCGTCACCGTGGGTGAAAAGCTGACCATTGCTGGCGTGTTCGCCTACGATTGGCGCAATCAGGTGGCCCTGCCCTACCTCCAGACCTTCACGGTCGTCGGCGGCACGGGCGTGGCGGCTGGTTCGCCGATCGGCACCACGATCACCCTCGGTGTGTCGGGCGCCGGCAACCTGATCATCAGCCCGCCGATCATCGTTCCGGGCACCAACGATGGCGTTTCGACCGCAGCCAACACCGCCTTCGCCACCTGCGCGCAGGCTCCGGTGAACGATGCAGTCGTCACCCACCTCGGTGCCGCCGGTGCCACCCGTCGCATCCGCGCCGCGTGGAACAAGTCGGCCATCACGATGGTTTCGGCCCGTCTGGTTTCGCCCTTCACTGGCGAGAGCAGCTTCGCAACCGATCCGGAAACGGGTATCAGCATCCGCTACTGGCGCGGGTCGGATATCTCAACCGGCCAGCACATCCACCGCTGGGATGCCATCTTCGGGGCGACCAACCTCGACCCGCTGATGGGTGCTGAAATTAGCGGCGCGTAGCACCCCTCTGCGCTGTTCTTGACCGGAGCGGGGCGCTCTCTCCCTCCCCTCCCCTCCGCCCCCTCCGGTCATTTTTCAAGGATACCCCAATGGAAGTCCAAGAAGGTTACGCTGCAAACCGCATCGCGGCCAACTCGACCAGCAACTTGACCTGCAACAACGTAGCGGGCTTTTTGGCTGACGCTGCGGGCACGATCACCGTGACCTTGCTCGATACGCCGAACGTGGTTTTAATCAATGTTATGGCTGTTGTGGCCGGTGGCTACTACCCAATGCCCTTCCGCGTGAACGCCGCTGGTGTGCGAGTAGCGACAGCGGGCGGCGCAGCGGGTTGCTTGTTCACGGCCTGATGCTGTGACCGCCTCGCTTTTCTCTGCGAATATGCGCCTTCGTATGGGCGCTGCACCGGGCTTGAACCCCGCACTTGTGTCGTCATCTGCCACGTTGGCGGTTTATGACTGGACAACGCCTAGCACCATGACTGCGGGCGCTGGCGGGCCTGTTTCCAATGGCAGCACGATTGCGCTTGTCCCTAACGTCAAAAGCCCCGGCACGCTTGACCTTGGGCAGACTGTCGCCGGAGACCGCCCCACATATACGAACGGCGCAATTCATGACGGTGTATCGGATTTCCTGCGGGTGCCGTTTACCGCCAACACTGGCCCTGCGAATGCGACATTGGTTTATGTCGTCAAGACAAGCGACACCCAATTCATGCTTGGCGGAACGGATGACGCGGGGCAGTTTTATGCTGCTGCGGAAGATGGCAACGCATCGACTGCTAGCTGGGCTGGCAGCGCGGCCTATTATGCTAATAGCAGCCTTATCTCGGCGGGCCTTGCAACGCGCAACGAGGTTCGGGACGCATGGGCCACTGGATCGGCAGTAGTTGCACGGGTGCAGGCTGCGGCGTTTCAATCGCCAACCATATCTGACATTCGCAATTCGTATTCGGGCGCGGGTTTCTTCATCAACGGCAATTGTATGCTGATTGCCATTTTGAACGCTAGCGACGGGAATTACTCAACCGCGATTGCGCTGGCTGAGGCCGAAGCTGCGCGAGTTATTAGCGCGCTCGGGCTTTGAGGCGCGCAAGGTTACAGAGGGAAGGACGCAACCATGAATGACGGTTTCCCCGCTTGGCGCTACGGCCCTAACGGTCAGTCGGAGATTTTCAATTCCGCGATCGAAGTGCCTGATGGCTGGACGGACACCCCTCCTGCGCAGGCTGACTGGTTCGACCCTTTTCAGACAAGCGATGAAGTTTCTGCCCCTTCTCGCCGCACCGCCAACTTGACCCCAAGCGACAACGCCTTGCTGCCGCGCGCGACCAAGGCTCTCTATGTCGGCACTGGCGGAACAATCGTTTTGCGAGCGGTGGATGACGACAGTGACACCACCTTCGCCAACGTAGCAGACGGCGCGATCCTTGACGTTCGGGTGGTAGCTATCCGGTCGAATGGCACCACAGCTTCAAATATTGTGGGGTTCTTCTGATGCTGGCCGAGATTGAAGCATTCATGGAGCGACACGAGTTGCCGCCTACGCGCTTTGGCCGAATGTATGCCAAAGACCCTCGATTTGTTTTGGATTTGCGCAACGGTCGAAAGCTGCGTTCGGCAAACGCGCAGCGGCTCAAAGCATGGATGGGGGGTTTTGACGCCGCTGCGGCCCTTTACCTCCATGGCCCCGAGTGATATAGCGCGCAAGACTGTTTAAAGTTTCTCCGCCCCGCCTCGGCGCACCTTTTCTGGAAGACGTTGAAAATGGAAAACGAACCCGATCCGAATAGCCTTTGGCTCGACGTTGTTCGGGTCGTCAGTCAGAACGATATCCCCAACATCAAGGCCGGCGTGACGCCCGCGCTGATCTGGGAAAAAGACAACTCGATCTTTTACGTCCGCAACAGCCGCAATACCGCATGGATACCTGTGACGGTGAGCGGTGGCGGCTCGGGCATCCCCGGCCCCGAAGGCCCTCCCGGCCCGCAAGGCCCCGCTGGCCCGCAGGGCGAACCCGGCCTGAACGGAAGCCAAGGTATCCAAGGTATCCAAGGCGAACAGGGTGAAACCGGCCCGCAGGGTATTCAGGGTATTCAAGGCGAACAAGGCCCAACTGGCCCGCAAGGCCCCGCAGGCGCAACCGGCGCAACCGGCGCAACTGGCCCCGAAGGCCCGCAAGGCCCCGCTGGACAGGGTGTGCCCACCGGCGGCACCGCGGGCCAAGTCCTCGCCAAGAGCACCTCGGGCGATTACGACACCGAATGGGTTTCCCCCGCTGGCGGAGGCGTTCTCGATCTCTACGACTTCTGGCAGGAGTCGTGGATCAGCAACGCGAGCGCCACGGTCATCGACCGCTGGGTTGGCGCGGCTGTGTCGTCGGGCACGAACAACACCGCGATCCCGGCCACGGCGATTAGCAGCCTGTTCCACCACGGCGTGTTCCTGCGCTCCAGCACCACGGCCAACGGCGGCTACCGCTACCAGACTTCCTCGGTTGTGGGCGATACGTTCGGCCAGACCACGCACAAGTTCCGCTGTGCGTTCATCTGGCTTACCTCCATGACTGACCGCACCGTGCGGATCGGCTATCACGACACGAACACTGTGACCGACGCAGTGGACGGGGCTTATTTTGAAATCATTGGCACGACTTGCACGGCCAAGACCGCGGCGAACAGCGTTCGCACCTCGAACCCGACCACGGTGACACTCGCCATCAACACCCCCTACGTGTTCGACATCGAAGTGAACGCGGCGGGCACCGAAGCGCGCTTCCGTGTGTTCAACGGCAGCACGGGCGCGACCTTGCTCGATGTGACGAACACGACCAATATTCCGACCGGCACGGCGCGCAGCTTCGGCAGCGGTATCGTGGCGACCGAACTTAGCACGACCGCCAGCGACATTGGCGTTCTCTATATGCTC